TGACCGTCGGCCATCTTCATGAGGTAGTCAAGGGAGACGCCGATGCCGCGATTGCCGTTCTTGTTGTAGCAGTAGAAGCCGATCGCCGCTTTAGCGTAGATGCCGGAGTACAGTTCCGAGGAATCGAGGATTTCGTTCTTGTTGCTGTCCACCACGCCGGGGCGGCGCTCGTTCTTGGCATTGAGGTAGAAGGCGTTCTGATACGCCGGGTCGCCGTCCTTCTTTTTGTCGCCGTCATGGAGAGGCCCATCCTTGATGATTTCCTCATAGGTGGGAACCGTGCGCCCCTTGCCTTTGAGAATGGATACGCCGTCTTCGTAAGCTGCCCGCATGGCGGCATCGATCTTAGTCAGTGTTGCTACATCGTCCTTGGGGATGATGAGGCTTGCGGAGAACTTGGGCTTGCCGTCGCCGTAGGCTTTCGGGGCATTGATGTTGAGATAGGAGCAGCGGGTGCGTGCTCCGGTGGTGCATTTCGTTGGATGTTTCTTTGACATGTTATTGCCCTCCTTGATTGTTGTCTTCGTTAAATGCATCGTCGATGTTGTGCATTTCCGGTCGCTTGTCGGATTCCGGAGCCAGCACGGGCTTTCCTTGAGGTTTTATAATCAGCTTTCCGAGGATTTCCTCGAATCGCTTTTTACCCAGTAATTTCTTCATGGCGGTGATTCCCAGCACCTTTTTCTCGAAGGGATCGAACCCCGCATTGGAGACGATTTCAGCGACGGCTTCATCGTCGACGTATCTTCTGACACTTCGACCCTCCACAATCTTGAAACCGGGATACTTTGTTCCGGCGATAGCCTGACGGAGCGCATACTCCTTGAGATCGTCTGCCCAAGATACCAGCCCCGCCAGCCTCGGCAACAGGGCGGCAATCTCGTAATTGTCGAGCGTATCCGGCTCATTGAAAGCCGCTCCCGCCAGTTCGAGGTAATGATCCGCTCTGGCACGGCAAATATCTTTCACCTTGCAGAAGCGGCAATGGTCACCTGCAGAAAATTTTCCATCGCCCTTGATGGCAAGCTGCGCCGCCGGAGCGAGATCCTTCTCCGCCCATAAGAGCAATTCGTCCTTGGTCGTTTCCCAAGTGTCGTAATGTTCCCGACGGGGCTGGAAGATGGAAAGCTTCACTTTCTGTATGTCGTAAAGGCCGTCATAAAGGTCAATACCGCCCAAGGCATAGCAGGAAAGCTGTGTGTTTTCCTTGGCATCTACCAGTACGCCGACACCATATTTCATGTCGATTACTTGGAGATAACCATCGGTAACGATCAAGCCGTCCGCCGTGCCGAATCCCTCCGGCACCCACTTGGAAAAATCCACTCTTTGCTCGACGCAGACCACGGGATCGGCGCAGAACTTTTTCGCCTCGGCCACTTGCTCCATAAAGAAGTCACGGTAGCTTTCGGCGGCATCCTGCATTTCGCTGTTGTACACATCGAGATTTTCCGTGGGGTCTTGGCACTCGCGCCCCAATGCCGTGAGTACCAAATACTCGCATAAGCTGTGTGCGCAAGTACCTTCAAGCGCATAGGGGCTTGCCCTCTCCTGTACTGCCGCATTGAGTTTTGCCGACGGCGGGCAATGTGTCCAACGGTCGCTGGACGATGCCGAAAGATATGCGTGTATGTCAGGCATTAAGCAACACCTCCGCCTCGGCTACGATGGCGGCGTATTCACCGGGGTCAACGGCAGACAGGCTGTTTGCACCGTGCTTGTTGATGATTTCCTTTACCTTCTCCCGCTGACCGTTATTGGCAATATCGGCTAAGAGCTTTCGCACATATTCCTTGGTATATTCCGGCTCTTTCGGAGTCGGTGCTTGCTCCTCTACCGGGGGAATTTCCTCCTTGGGCGGCTCCGCTTTCTTCTTGGCGGGAGATTTCTTCTTCGGCTCGTCCTCGGCGTTTACATTGAAATAACGCCGCAGAGTCTCGGATATTTTAAGAAGTCCGTTCCCGCACTCGGCGATACCCTCAATTACCGCCGAGATTTCCTGCATCTTGTCCATCTTGTACCTCCGTTTTACCGTTCTGTTCCAATCTGTCGGCGAGTCGTTTGGCGATTACGCTGATGGCGATAAGCACATCGCGCAGTTCCTCGTCATAACTCGCCTGTTTTGCCTGTGCCATGTGGTAGCCTCCTTTCGTCGATTTCCGCTTCGGTCGAGAGTGTTGTTTAGCCCTCTCACTTAGGTAAGGAAATGAAATGGGCTTTTTTCTACCAACCGCTGAAAATTTTTTTGTTTTTTTGAGCGGCTTGTTTTCCCCTCTCACTTAGGTAAGGAAATGAGAACACAAAAATTCCACCGTCGATGAGAAAAAAATTCTGACCGCACAAACGGTCATTTCTTTTTATGGAAAGAAAAAATTTTTCTCGGACGGTGGAAAAATCGTTAGTTCATTTCCTTACCTAAGTGAGGGGAATAAATCCACACGAAAGGACTGGTGCATATGGCTACAAACGAAAAAACGCGACACTTGGTATACATAGCATCCGCTTACTCCGGCGACATAGACGGCAATACGAGGAAGGCAAGGCTGTACTGCCGTTTTGCGGCTTTGGAAGGAAAATCGCCTATCGCACCCCATCTTTATCTGCCGTCCTTCTTATCGGAGGAAACGGAGCGAGAACTTGCTTTGGAGATTGACCTTGCCATTCTCAACTACTGCTCGGAGCTTTGGGCGTTTGGTGAGCCGACCGTAGGCATGAAAAACGAGATGGCGGCGGCAGAGGAGCAGGGCATAAGGATTCGTCGGTTTACGGAAAATATGGAGGAAATCGTATGAAGTTCACATTGTTTACCGCCGATTGCGTCGGCAACGAAAAAAACTGCGTCTATCCCCATAAAGCGGAGATTGACTCGCCCACGGCTTTGGCGGCGGCTGTTGCCAATGACCACACGGCGGGGAAGTTTAAGGGCAGCTATCGCTCCAAGGGAAAATTCGAGTGGTCGAACTGCATTCTTATGGATGTGGATAACGACAAAAGTGACAACCCCGCCGACTGGGTGGACGAAAAGAAACTGCTCGCCGACTTCGGCGATATGCAGATGGTGATTATTCCCAGCCGTCACGACATGAAGGAAAAAGACGGCAAGACGGCGCGCCCCAAAAAGCACGTGGTCTTTGTCATCGAGCAAACTGCGGACGCCGTCCGTTATGCAGCTATCAAGGCGGCAATTCAAGCGAAGTACACCTACTTCGATGATAACGCCCTCGATGCGGCGCGGTTTATGTTTGGCTCGGAGGTTAAGCCGGAGGATATTGTTTGGAATGATGGTTGGCTTACCATCGACGATGACCTTGGCGGCGAAGAAGCATTGGAGGACTTGCTCCCGGAACATTCTAAGGAAATCTCGGCGGGGGTCAGGAACAAGACGCTGTCTCGCTTTGTCGGTCGCGTGCTGATGCGGTTCGGAGATACGGAAAAGGCGCGGGAACTCTTCGAAGCTGAGGCGGCAAAGTGCAATCCTCCCTTGGAAGAACGGGAACTTGAAACCATCTATCGCTCCGGCAGGCGTTTCCTTAAAAAGGTACAGCAGAACGAAAACTATGTGCCGCCGGAGGAATACGAGGCCATGTTTGGCAGCGCGGGATATTTGAAGCCCGAAGACTACTCCGACATCGGACAAGCCAAAGTGTTGGCGTCGGTTTTCGGTGACAAACTCTGCTACTCCGGGGCTACCGGCTTTCTCCGCTATGACGGCTCGGCGTGGCTTGAGTCCAAATATCAATCCATAGGTCTTACGGAGGAATTTTCCGATATGCAGCTTGCCGATGCGGAAAACCTTATACAGCAGACCGAGGATGCGCTCCTTGCGTCCGGCATTACCGAGCAGGACATCATCGCCGGTGGCAAGACCCTCGAAAAGCAGATAGCGGGGGAGGAGCAGACAAAACTCTTTATGGCGTACCTTGCGGCAATCAAGTACAAGGCTTTCGCCATGAAACGGCGGGACATGAAGTTCATTGTCTCCGCTATGGAAGCGGCAAAGCCCATGCTTGAAGTCAAAGCCGCCGATTTAGACCGCGATCCCTTTATGCTGAATTGCAAAGACGGCACCTACGACTTGACGCAAGGCGCGGACGGACGGCGTGACTTCAATCCCGACGACCTTATCACCAAGATATGCAACACATCGCCGAGCGACGAAGGAAAAGAACTCTGGGAGAATTTCCTCACGACCATTTTCTGCGGTGACCGGGAACTTATTGAGTATGTGCAGAAAATCTGTGGGCTTGGGGCGATAGGCATCGTTTACCTTGAAGCCATCATCATCTCCTATGGTGACGGAGCCAACGGCAAATCTACCTTTTGGAATACCATCGCTTGGGCTTTGGGGACTTACGCCGGAGGAATATCCGCCGATGCGCTTACCACGGGTTGTCGCCGCAATGTGAAGCCTGAAATCGCCGAAGCAAAGGGTAAGCGACTTCTTATTGCTGCAGAGTTGGAAGACGGCGTGCGTCTATCAACCTCCGTGGTGAAACAGCTTTGCAGTACCGACCAAATCAAGGGCGAGAAGAAATACAAAGACCCCTTCGATTTTATGCCCAGTCATATGTTGGTGCTGTACACGAACCATCTGCCGAAGGTGGGAGCAATGGACAGGGGCATTTGGCGGCGGCTCATCGTCATTCCCTTTAACGCCACAATCACCGGCAAAAACGACATCAAGAATTTCTCCAAGCATCTCACGGAAAATGCCGGGGGATATGTTTTGAAGTGGATTATCGAGGGCGCAAAGAAAGCCATTGACGATGGGTACAATCCCAAGCCGCCCAAGGTGGTGGAGGATGCCATTGGACGGTATAAGAGCGATAGCGACTGGCTGGGCTACTTCATCGAGGAATGTTGTGAAGTAGGTGAGGACTTTGTGGAGAAATCCGGCGAGTTCTATAACGAGTATCGCGCTTTTTGTATGCGGACGGGCGATTACATCAGGGATTCGGCGACCTTTTACTCCACCATCGAACAAGCGGGCTTTTCTCGCTTTAGAAAATCCAACGGACGATTCATCAAGGGAGTCAGGCTGAAAAATAGTGCCTTTGATGACTAATGACACCCATGACCGTCAATTTTTATGACGGTCAAAGCTGTGTGGTAGTCAGCCAAGAATCCAGATTCGATGGGACTTCAAGTGGGTTATGACACCTATGGCAACCATTTACTATACCCCCTTTAGGGCTGATTTATTCCTTAAATCTCTCTATATAAAAGGTATGTAAAGGGATGTCGTAGGTGTCACATAGGGGGGAAAGCTATGAGGGAAAAGAACATCGAGCGAAAACTCGTAGAGGCTGTGAAGTCACTTGGCGGCATTTGCCCAAAGTGGGGATCGCCGGTACTTGACGGCGTACCCGACCGCATCATTCTCCTGCCCGGTGGACGCACGGCCTTTGCCGAACTCAAAGCGCCGGGTAAGAAGGTGCGTCCGCTCCAAGCGGCACGGCATAAAACCTTACGGCGATTGGGCTACAAAGTCTATGTGATTGACGGTGCGGAGCAAATCGCGCCGATACTTGAGGAGATTGGAGGGGACTGATTTGATTATCACTTTGTGGGACGGCAGAAACGAACCCGTGACCGAAATACGGGATATGCTGTATCTCGTTGACGAATATATGGGCATGGATGCCCGGTGGTGGTTTGAGGACTGGCTCAAAGACCAAGAGGATAACGAAAAAGCCTACGATGGCCTTTGGAAGGATTACGAGGCACAACAAAAAGACCATAAGGACACCATCCGCGAGATAGAGGACAAGGTCAAAAAACTCGCCGAGATTATCGAGTACAAAGATTTTGACGGCAAAGCGGCAGAGAAAGCCTTGCGGGATATTTACCATATCCTTTGGAGGGAACTCCGATGAAGTACACGCCGCATGAATATCAGACCTACGCCGCAGATTTTATCGAAACTCACGACCAAGCCGCCGTTCTCCTCGATATGGGGCTTGGAAAGACGGCTATCACGCTGACGGCAATAAACGACTTGCTTTTTGACCGTTTTGAAATCTCCCGTGTGCTGATTATCGCGCCATTAAGGGTGGCGAAAAACACATGGCCGCAGGAGATAAAGAAGTGGGATCACCTCGTAAACATCAGCTATGCCGTAGCCGTAGGCACGGAGCAGAATAGGCGAGCGGCTCTCACTCAAAAAGCCAATCTCTATATCATCAACCGAGAGAATGTGGACTGGCTCATTACAAAGAGCGGCTTGCCCTTCGATTATGACATGGTGGTTATCGACGAACTCTCCAGTTTCAAATCCCACCAAACAAAGCGGTTCAAGACGCTGATGAAGGTTCGCCCCAAGGTAAAACGCATCGTGGGCTTGACGGGTACGCCGTCTAGCAACGGTCTGATGGATTTATTCGCTGAGTTTCGGTTACTCGATATGGGGGAGCGGCTGGGGAAATTCATCGGTCAATACCGAGAGCAGTATTTTGTCCCCGACAAGCGGAGTCAGCAGATGGTCTTTTCCTACAAGCCTCGACCCGGCGCAAGGGAAGAAATTTACAGCCGCATCGCCGACATTACCATCTCCATGAAAGCGGGAGATTTTTTGAAAATGCCGCCACTCGTGATGAATACCATGACCGTCAAAATGACCGACAAGGAGCGAAAAGTCTACGAGCGTATGAAAGCCGACATGGTGGTACAGCTTGGCGGCAAGGAGATAGATGCCGTCAATGCGGCGGCTCTTTCCAATAAGCTATTGCAGATGGCAAACGGTGCGGTGTATGACAAAGACTGCAAAGCCCTTCACCTGCACGACCAAAAACTTGATGCCTTGGAGGACATCATCGAAGGAGCAAACGGCAAAGCGGTGCTGGTGGCGTACTGGTTTAAGCATGATTTGGAGCGCGTCAAGTCGCGGTTTTCCGTGCGAGAGATAAAGACCGACCGCGACATTGCCGATTGGAACGAGGGGAAAATCCCCGTCGCCGTTATTCACCCCGCTTCTGCCGGACACGGGCTTAACTTACAGGACGGCGGCTCTACCTTGGTGTGGTTCGGACTCACTTGGAGTTTGGAACTTTATCAGCAGACTAATGCTCGGCTCTATCGCCAAGGACAAAAGGACACGGTGGTTATTCATCACATCCTGACGGAGAACACCATCGACCAAAACGTGATGTATGCCTTAAAGCATAAGGACAAAACTCAAGCGGCTCTTATCGATGCCGTGAAAGCTAATCTGGGAGGTGCTGTCCATGAATCCGTATGAGGCTTTGGCTAACGCCATCATCGAACAGGCGGCGAAAGACCATAAAAAAGCGGCGAAGTTTCTGAAGAAAAATCGTCGCACAAAGGAACTATCTGAAATTGTCGCCGCCCAAGTCGCCGCAAAACAAAAACACCGAGAAGAGCGAAAGGCTCTGAAACTTCCCGCCGAGCGTGAGAAACTAAGCCGTGAGGAGCGGAAACTAAACGCCATCATCAGCCATGAAACCTTACGGTATGATACCGAGAAGTTTTTCCGTTCCGATTGGTTTGGGGAACTCACGGAGTTGGACGGGGAAGTGCTGCTCTCGCGGCTTAAGCAAATGGAGGAGGCGATGTAAGCGTGAGCGTGAGAGAATTTTTAGAACGGGCGCGGCATTTGGACGATGCCATTAACGCCCAAATTGCGGAGCTTAACCATCTGCGGGAACTCTCCATGAAGATAAGCGGCAGCCGTTTGGAGGAGCGCGTCAGCCACAGAAAGCCCACGGAAGCACCCTATGCCAAGTGGGTGGAGCGGATTATTGACAAGGAAAAAGAAATCAACGAGAACATCTATCGCTTTCTTGCCGTCAAGATGGAGATCAGCGACTTCATCGACAAGATTGATAATCCCGAATGGCAGAGCCTGTTGCGCCGTCGCTATGTGCTGTGTAAGTCTTGGCCTGATATTGCCGTGGATATGTTCAGCAGTTTGAGAACCGTTCAGCGGCTTCACAATAAAATCTTAAAAAATCTCGAAAATTGACACGGTTTGGCATTAGTTGGCACTATTTGGCACTGCTTGGCACGTTGTTGACCGGGGCTTGACATGGTATAGTATAGGCTAGAAAAGTGTAGATAGACCTCCGAGGGAGAAATCCCTGCGGAGGTTTTTTATTGCCCAAAACGAGGTGGTGCTATGCCGAGGAAACCCAAACGCCCCTGCCGTTATCAAGGTTGCCCAAAACTGACCGACAGCAAGAGCGGCTACTGCGAGGAACACGAAAAGCAAATGCAACGGCACTATGAGCATTTCGCCCGTGGGTACAATCAGCACGAGCGATATGGTGGTGCGTGGAAGAAAATCCGCGACCGTTACATCGCGGCGCATCCTCTTTGCGAGAGATGTCTTGGGCTTGGCTTTGCGACGGTGGCAACGCTTGTTCATCATGTGAAGCCGATTGCTGATGGTGGGACGAATGAGGAGAGCAATCTCAAAAGTCTGTGCGTCAGCTGTCACGAGAAAATCCACCAGCGGAAAAAATCCGACGGCTGACCGGGAGGGGCGGTAGAAATCTCTACAAGCCACGCCCCGTCTGACCGGCACGGGGGCTCGCGTAAAAAAAGAACGGTTCAAACGGGGTATTAAAAAACGGGCAGATTGGAGGTGATGCCCTATGGCAAAGGACGGTACAAATCGCGGTGGTAGGCGAGTCCGGGCGGGAGACAAACCCGAAGCACTGGCAGATAAAATTGCGGGCGGGCGAACGGCGCACATCATGGAGTTCCCCATGACGGAACTGGACGGCACAGACCTTGTGGATGCCGCCGACCTCTATGGTGAGGAGATGCCAACGCCGAGCGAGTTCCTGTCTGCGCGACAGCGGAATGGAAAGCCGCTCGGTGCGGACGAGATTTTCCGCGAGACGTGGCTGTGGCTGAAGGAGCGCGGCTGTGAGCGCCTCGTGAATCCACGCCTGATTGAAAGCTACGCGCAGGCATTTGCCCGCTTTGTCCAGTGCGAGGAGGCAATGAGTCAATACGGGCTCATCGGCAAGCATCCGACCACCGGAGGGGCAATAGCAAGCCCCTTTGTTCAGATGGGGCAGGCATTCCAGAAACAGTCCAATCTGCTCTGGTATGAGATTTTCGACATCGTAAAGCAGAACTGCACCACCACGTTCAGCGGATCGCCGCAGGAGGATCGGATGGAACGGCTGCTGCGTTCGAGGAAGTAAGGAGGGAAGTCATTTGAACAAAACAACATCGGAGATGAAGCTCGTTCCGATCAGTAAACTCGTGCCATATGCCAACAACGCACGGACGCATTCGCCCGAACAGATCAACAAGCTGCGCGGCAGTCTGCGGGAGTTCGGATTCGTCAGTCCCGTCATTATTGACAAGGACTACGGCATCCTCGCAGGACACGGGCGCGTTATGGCTGCACGGGCGGAGGGCATGGAGAATGTGCCGTGCGTATTCGTCGACCATCTGACCGAGGCGCAGAAGAAGGCATACATCCTCGCGGATAACCGTTTCGCACTCGATGCGGGATGGGATGAAGATATGCTGCGTGTCGAGATGGAAGCCTTGCAGGGTATGGACTTCGACATCTCACTCACGGGCTTCGACGAAACCGAGATTGCCGATCTGCTCTCACTGGATGACGACGAAGCGCAGGAAGACGACTTCGACGTGGATGCGGAACTCGCAAAACCCTGTGTTGCTCAATCGGGTGATGTGTGGCATCTCGGCAAGCATCGTGTTATCTGCGGAGATTCCACGTTGCCGGAGACGTATGAACGTCTGCTCGGCAGTGAGAAGGTCAACCTCGTATGCACGGACCCGCCGTATTTTGTGGCTCTGGAAAGCACATCTGGGAAAATCAAGAACGATGATCTGAATGACAAGGACGCTTACGACTTCCTGAAATCTGCCTTTACCGCCTTTCACTCGGCAATGGCGACGGACGCTTCCATCTACGTTTTCTACGCAACGGCAAAAGCCCGCATCTTTCATGACGCTTATGAGGATGCGGGCTTTAAAGTTGGCGCGGGACTCGTGTGGAAGAAAGACCGCCTTGTACTCACACGGACGGATTGGAAGTACATTCACGAACCGGTCATCTGGGGCTGGCGGAAGGACGGGCGGCACAGATGGTACGGCGATCAAAAGCAGACTACGGTGTTCTCTTTTGATCGTATCAAGGACTCGAAGAAGGACGGCTACGGACATCCATCCTCGAAGCCCGTACCGCTCATTGCGTACCTTGTTAAGCAGTGTACGCAGACGAATGGCATCGTTCTTGACGGCTTCCTCGGCTCGGCATCAACGCTCATCGCTTGCGACCAGTTGAACCGTATCTGCTACGGTGTGGAGCTTGAACCGAAATTCGTGGATGTCGCTGTTGAGCGGTACATCCAGAGCAAGGACGGAAATGCGGAAGATGTGTTTTTGGAACGTGATAGTGAGCGCATTCCGTATGCGGATGTGCCAAAACCAAAGGAGGAAGCATAATGCGTGTGTTTTTGAATCCGGGTCATGCCCCGGACGGGAATCCAGATCCCGGTGCGTGCGGGTACGGACTGAGAGAATGTGATGTGGCAAAGAATGTCGCTGATCTTGTTGTGGGCTACCTTACTGCCGCAGGTGTTGAGGTGGTCGGCAACTTGCAGTCCGATAGTCTGCATGAGGTCGTATCGGCCTCCAACCGTGTGGATGCCGATGTGTTTATCTCTGTTCACTGCAACGCTTGTAACGGCAGTGCGAACGGGACAGAGGTCTGGTACTTCTACGGAAGCGGCGCAGGAGAGAAGCTGTCAAGCTGCATTCAGAACCAGATTGTGGATGCGCTCGGAACTGTGGATCGCGGCGTGAAGGGAGCAAAGCCCGGTGTCAATGGTCTGTACGTTCTGAGCAACACCGATGCAGTCGCCGTGCTTGTGGAGCTTGCGTTTATCGACCATGCGGGCGACGCGCATTTGCTCCGCAGTCAGCAGGATGAATTTGCCCGCGCCATTGCGCGTGGGGTAACGGATTATGAAGGAGAGTGTTGAAGATGAAACTGGAACACATTCAAAATGAGCTGAAGAACTATGTGGGAGATTTCGTGCGGACGGAGGCAAAGGAAGCGACTGTTCTCTGGCTTCATGAGAAGGGGCTTCCTGCGGCGCGTGAAGTATCGGCGGCATATACGGCGGCACTGAAGGAGAGCGCGGAGAAGGAGACGGGATGGTGCAGATTCCGCGACCGCATCTTCCTGCCGCTTGTCATCGACGGGGCGATCTGGATGACGGGCAAGATGCTCGAGCGGATGACTGCTCCTCATTCTGTGAAATGATGACGCTCTGCGGTTTATCTCACTGAGGCCATGGTGTATACAACACAATCCGCTTGCTAATTCTTCCCATACGAGTGATGAATGTAATGACCAAAGTTCATAAAGGAGGAAACCACCATGAAGGTCAATTACAACATCCAGAAGGAAGAGCGCAAGGCGATGGTCGGGATCGTCAGCAAGGTGCTAAACACGAAGCCCGTCTACTGCGGCGCACCGAGCTTTTCCTACAAGGTCGGCGCATTTGAGATCACGAAGGACGGCGGTCTTTGCTTCGACGATGCCACCGACGAAGCGACACTTGCGCGTGTGCGCACGGCACTGTGCGAGGAGGGCTTTATGTCCGAGGGCGGGGAGCATGAGGCTTCCTGCGCAGACACAGGGGCGAAGGAGCCGAGCACAACGGAATCCACGACGAGCGAGACTCCTTGCGAGGACACGGCGCAGAACGATTCCACCCCGACGGAAACGGCAGATGCAGAAGCTGACTCCTCCGAAGATACCCTTTCCATCAGCCTCCCGCGTAGCCTCTTCACGGAGACCGCACTGAACAATCTGGACGCGCTTCTCCTGAGCAAGGGACGGCTCATCCGGCACGCCTTTGACATCAAGGAAGCGACCTACACTCTGACGAATGATCGCATCACCTTCGCGTGGCTGCACGGCACGATCACCGACGAGACGGCAAAGGCATACGCTGAGTTCATCAGCAAACTCTGCGAGATGGCACGGACGCAGAAGCGTGTCACGGCAAAGGAGAAGATTGTGGACAACGAGAAATACGCATTCCGCTGCTTCCTCCTGCGCCTTGGCATGATCGGAAATGCCTATAAGGTAAGTCGAAAGATCCTCATGCAGAACCTCACGGGCAGCAGCGCGTTTAAGAGCGGACATCGGAAAGGAGATGAGCGTCATGCATTTTCCGAGTAAGGAACAGATCGCCGCGCTTCGGGAGAGGTATCCGCGCGGGACGAAGGTGGAACTCCTCGGCATGGACGATCCGCAAGCACCACCGACAGGGACGATGGGCGAGATTCTGGGCGTTGACGATGCAGGACAGCTTCTCGTCCGATGGGAGACAGGATCGTCACTCAGCCTTATCCCCGGTGTGGACTCCTTCCGCATCGCAGAGAAAGGCGGTCAGTCATGAACGAGAAAATTGTTTCCCAGATCAGGGACATCCGCAACTCCGGGCAGGTGAATATGTTCGATGTTCCCGCTGTTCAGAGGATGGCGTTTAAGATGGAATTCTACGAACTCATCTGCTTCATCGAGAGAGATCGCGCCGCATATATTCGCTTCATCCTCACGGGCGAAGAGTAAGTTTTACAGCTTCTTGCACAGCCTTTCGGGGCTGTGTTTCTCTCGAAAAATAAGTGTAGTTTATCCGAAATATGACTTGCTATATTCCTCGTTTAGAGACATATATGTACATGACCGAAGGGAACAACCTACACAAAGGAGGAAACGAAAATGAGGAACGCAGAAGCAAGATGGCCGAAGACCACCACGATGGAGCACCTCGATGAGATGCGGTTCGGGACGAGCGGCGCGATCCTGCGCTACGGCGAGCAGATCCTTGTTGTCGGAATGGAGTGCTGGGGATTCCACGCAGCCATCTACGAGATGGTCGAAACGCCGGAGGAGACTGGCTTCGCGGACATTGAATGCCGCCTGAACCTCGTCGAAGCCAGCATGGAGCTTTTCGAGGACGGCGGGCACGCGATGGCTTGGTGCATGAAGCGCATCTAAGCCACGCCGAACAACAAATCAGCCCTTCGGGGCTGCTTCTCGTTTCTGTGTTTTTGAGTCGCTGACAGCGGCTCTTTTTTGATGGGAGTGATTGCTTGCGGAAACTGACGGACTACACACCGACGAAGTTTATGGCAGAGAACGCGCACTATGACAAAGCCGCTGCGGACTATGCCGTGGGTTTTATCGAGTGTCTGTGCCATACGAAGGGGACGTGGGCAGGAAAGCCCTTCGAACTCATCGACTGGCAGGAGCGCATTATCCGAGACATTTTCGGAATTCTGAAGCCGAACGGCTATCGTCAGTTCAACACAGCGTATATCGAGATAGGGAAGAAGAACGGGAAGAGCGAACTCGCGGCCGCCGTTGCACTACTCCTTTGCTGCGGTGACGGGGAGGAGCGAGCCGAGGTGTATGGCTGTGCTGCTGATCGTCAGCAAGCAAGCATCGTATTCGAGGTCGCAGCAGACATGGTGCGTATGTGTCCTGCACTCAGCAAGCGGGTGAAGATCCTCGCCTCCCAGAAGCGCATGGTGTATTTGCCGACGAACAGTTTCTATCAGGTTCTTTCGGCAGAGGCGTACTCCAAACACGGGTTCAATATTCACGGCGTGGTATTTGATGAGCTGCACACACAGCCGAGCCGCAAGCTCTTTGACGTTATGACAAAAGGCTCTGGCGATGCGCGAATGCAGCCGCTCTACTTCCTTATCACCACAGCGGGGACGGATACGCAGTCCATCTGCTACGAGACGCACCAGAAAGCGAAGGATATTCTCGAAGGGCGAAAGATCGACCCGACCTTCTATCCCGTGATCTACGGAGCAAAGGAGGATGAGGACTGGACAGACCCGGAGGTCTGGAGGCGGTCGAATCCGTCGCTCGGCATCACGGTCGGCATCGACAAGGTACAGGCAGCCTGTGATTCCGCACGGCAGAACCCTGCCGAGGAGAACAGTTTTCGTCAGTTGAGGCTGAATCAATGGGTGAAGCAGTCCGTGCGGTGGATGCCGATGGACAAGTGGGATAGCTGTGCCGCCCCTGTTGACGCTGAGTCCTTGGATGGTCGTGTCTGCTACGGCGGTCTTGACCTTTCCTCCACGATGGATATTACAGCATTTGTTCTGGTCTTTCCTCCGACGGAGGAGGATGAGCCGTTTGCCGTGCTTCCGTACTTCTGGATTCCCGAGGAAAACATCGACCTGCGTGTGCGTCGCGACCATGTTCCCTATGACGTGTGGGAGAAGCAAGGCTTTCTTATGACCACAGAGGGGAATGTCGTGCATTACGGATTCATCGAGGCGTTCATTGAGCGGCTTGGCGAGAAGTACAACATCCGCGAGATTGCCTTTGACCGATGGGGCGCAGTGCAGATGGTGCAGAACCTCGAAGGGATGGGCTTTACCGTCGTACCGTTCGGGCAGGGCTTCAAGGATATGAGTCCGCCGACCAAGGAGCTGATGAAGCTGGCGCTGGAAAAGAAAATAGCGCACGGCGGGCATCCCGTCATGCGCTGGATGGCAGACAATATCTTCATTCGCACCGACCCTGCGGGCAACATCAAGGTGGACAAGGAGAAATCCACCGAGAAGATTGATGGTGTGATTGCGCTCATCATGGCACTCGACCGTGCGATCCGCTGTGGGAATGATACCTCAGCATCTATTTATGACGAGCGAGGAATTTTGTTGCTGTGAGAGGGTAGAAAAAGGAGGGCAGGTGGAATAAATGATTTACTCTGCATATGAATAACAAGCAATGTTAGTTTATATGCGATTCGAGCCGCGAAGATAGTAACGTTCATTCCAACATTAAATTTTCGTATTCTTTGAGTGTTGTTCCGTTTTCTGTTTTCCATGCTATCAAACCGTTTGTAGATTGCCCTACAAGAAATCTTGCAGCGGCAGATGGGCTAGAGAAAAGCATATCTTCTAAGAGAATACCGTCGGATATATGGGCTTTTCTTCTGCGCTTACTTATTCCAGCAGATATTGTTGAATCCTCCACTGGGGAGACCTTGCTTCCTTGTAAAACAACAAATCCCTCTGCCGTATGCTTGCCTTTTGCTTCGATGGTTCTGCCAAGTTTCCGTATTTTTCTTGATAGATAAAAAATCACATTTGTTCTTTTCTCTATAAAGTTTGATATTTGTTCTTCTGATACTGTTGTTGATAGTGGCTCGAAAATTTTGTGTCCTAATACACCCATGATTATACGGGCTTTTTCAGTAAACTCTTCCAGTTCGCTTTCTTTTTCCTCGGTTATATTTCCCTGGGTTGGTTCATTTCCGTTTTTTATCTCGTATCGCTGCGCATCTATTGCAAGGTTACAAAACTTATTCTCAAGAAAACTTATTTCAGTAGGTCCGAAAGAGTTGTTTGAAGTAGTGAAGACAACAGCCTCGTTCCAATAATCATCTTTCTTGTGCTCAAGCAATCGATGGAGAATACCTTTCCCGTTTTTCCGATTACCGGCTTGGCCTATATAGGCGAGGGGCTTTTCTGTTTCATCGGATGTGCCAAAGAGAAAATATACGCCGCTCTGTTTTAGATCGTCACGGTCTTTACATTTTTCAAGAGATGTTCTTGGAATTTTATAGACTGTGCCAGTCCAGTTGGATAAGGTGCATTTTATGCGTCCGATTGGTGTATCGTCCATAAGAAATACGTTGATATTTTTTCCACGTGCCATTTTACTCTCCCTAACCCTAATCGAAAGGTTGCTGATACCATGAACATCTTCTCAAAACTTTTCCGTTCGCGGGACAAGCCCATGAATCATCTTGGCGGCTTGTCCTTTTTGTTCGGGCAGACGGCAGCGGGCAAGGCAGTCAACGAACGGACGGCAATGCAGACAACGGCGGTCTACGCCTGTGTCCGTATCTTAGCCGAATCCATCGCAGGGCTGCCGCTTCACGTCTATGTCTACAAAGGGCAGGGAAAAGAGCGCGTGCCGGAGCATCCGCTGTACTTCCTGCTCCATGACGCACCGAATCCCGAAATGACCTCCTTTATATTTCGCGAAACATTGATGAGTCACCTTCTTTTGTGGGGAAATGCCTATGCACAAATTTTGCGGGATGGCAGAGGGCGTGTTCTCGGACTCTATCCGCTGCTCCCGGACAAGATGGAGGTGAGTCGGGACAGCCGCACAGGGGAACTCTACTACACCTACACGAGAACCACGGAGGAGAATCCAAACTTTGTGGATAAGGGACAGATTCGTCTGCGGCGTGAGGATGTGCTGCATATTCCGGGACTCGGCTTTGACGGACTTGTCGGCTATAGCCCAATCGCTATGGCAAAGAACGCCATCGGCATCGCTCTTGCAACGGAAGAGTATGGCGCGGCATTCTTCAAGAATGGTGCGCGTCCGGGAGGCGTACTCGAACATCCGGGGGTGCTCAAAGACCCGTCAAAGCTGCGAGAGAGTTGGCACGCCGTCTACGGCGGTACGATGAACACAGGCAGGATCGCCGTGCTCGAGGAAGGCGTAAAGTATCAGCAGATTGCCATACCG